TTAATGGTATGGGACAAAGAACATATGAATCGAAAGAACGCGATTCCGAGATCCGCACATTTTACGTTGCCGTAACCAGGGCCAAGGAGCGTTTGGACATTGTTATGGGGTCAAATCCTTTGAGGGAACTGATATGAGTTGGGAACTTTCTGACTTGGTGTGCATTGACGTTGAAACCACAGGCGTTAACTGGTTAGAGGACAAAATTTTCGGTGTGGCCATAGCATGGGTAGAAAATGGTCAAATCAAGTCTGAATATTTTGATATCCGCAGGGAACCCGGAAAATACAAAAAGCTTCTGAGCACCGAGTTCAAGAAGGTTGTGAATCACAACATGAAGTTTGATCTTCACATGTTGAAGAACGATGGTGTGCTATTGGAACCTGAACAGTGTGAAGATACCATGATCAGGGCGGCTTTGATAAATGAACACCTCCACAGTTACAGCTTGGACTCCCTGGCTAAGAAATACCTTGGCAAAAACAAAGTTGATGACATTTACGAGAAGTTGGCGGCATTGTTTGGTGGAAGGGTAACACGAAACGCACAAATGCCAAATCTGCACAGGGCACCGCCATCACTGGTGGAACCTTATGCCAAGGTCGATGCCGAAATAGCCCTGGAACTGTACCTGTGGCAGGAGAAAGAGATCGAGCGCCAGCAATTGCACGACGTGTGGAATTTGGAAAGGGAACTGTTCCCACATGTGTTCCGAATGGAGCGACATGGCATCCGGATAGACCACGACAAGGCAGAAATCCAGATGTCTTCACTAACTTCCGCCATCGACTTGAATCAAAAACGGCTCAATGAGGTAGCGGGGTTTGAGGTCAACCCCAATCCGTCCGGTTCGATTATGAAGTTGTTTGAGCCGAAGCAGGACAAATCCGGTGTGTGGGTGGCATGTGATGGGACTATTTTGCCGACTACGCCAGCCGGTAAACCATCCATCGGTGCAGACGTTCTTCGCTCGATGAAGCACCCCGCAGCTGCACTAATCCTAAAAGTAAGGAAAATGATGAAGACCCGCGACACATTCATCGGCGGGCACATCTTGGGGCACGAGAAAAACGGGAGGGTGCACCCGAACATCAACCAGACCAAAAGTGATGGGATGGGAGGAACAGGCACTGGTCGATTGTCCTATACCAGACCGGCATTGCAGCAAATACCGTCTCGGGACAAAGATGTGGCGTCTGTGGTTCGCCCGATATTTCTCCCCGACGAGGACATGGGTTGGACATACGGCGACTTGGATCAGCACGAGTTGAGGATTTTCCATCATTATGTGAACAACGGCAACATCGTGTCGGCTTATGCAAATAACCCCGACCTTGACGGGCACGCAGCTGTTGCCGAACTTACAGGACTGCCACGAAACGCACCCCAATCGGGAGGTGCTAACGCCAAGCAAATGAACTTGGGCATGGTGTTTAATATGGGCGGCGGTGAACTGGCAGCACAAATGGGGCTGCCGTACACTGTAGAAGAGGTCGAGCTTGGTGGTGAGCTTAGGGAGATCAAAAAAGCTGGGAAGGAAGCCCAAGCCATCATCGACCAGTATTACTCTATGGTTCCGGGTGTTAAGGAGATTGCACAAAAGGCAAGGGCAATCGCCAAGTCCAGGGGTTATGTTAAAACCTTGATGGGTAGGCACATACGGTTTCCGGGTGGACAGTTCACACACAAAGCATCTGGACTGGTGTACCAAGGTACTGCTGGGGACTTGAACAAAAGCAATATTATTCGCATATCAAAGTATCTGGCATCCGAATGCCCAGATGCCAAGTTGTTGCTGAATATCCATGACGAATATTCGATTTCCATTCCGTTTGGTGGTGCTGAAAAACATATGAAGGAAATCAAGGCTCTAGTTCAGAACAGACCCGAAATCAGAGTGCCGCTGCGGATAGATTTTTCGGAACCTTCGTCAAACTGGTGGGATGCAACCCTGGCACCAATAATCACATGAGGTATTGACATGGGCGAATTCCCATGGTATAATTAAATTTCAGAACTGATAGAGGATAGACTAATGGCACATTTTAACGATATCTCCGTTGAAGAATCTGAATTTGTGGGGTTTGTCATACGTGGGCATTTGCACCTTTCTGGTGTTGACCACGTTGAAGAGTTGGACCCCGAATATGCCCTGACAGCAGATTCTGTTATCGATGCCTTGGACCCACTCGACCCGGATGACCACGATTTTATGGTTGGTTTGATGGCCAAGGGTATTGTGGTCCTCAATGAGGACGACAAGCACATTATTTCCGACGAATTCTGCATTTGGGCCGACCTGAATGCACCATACCTGCTCCAAATCTAATAGAGGATAAGACAATGTCAGATTTTGATAACACAAATTCCGGCGCTCTGTTCAAGAACGACAAGCGCACCAACGACCGCCAGCCACAATACCGTGGCCGCATCAATGCCAATGGTGTTGAGTTTTGGGTTTCCGCTTGGGTGAAAAAATCCCGCAATGGTGCAAATTTCATGTCCCTGGCTTTGACCCCCGTTGAGGAACAGGTGGAATCCGGCGCATCAGATGTTGATTTTGATTCTGATGTGCCCTTTTAAGGATACTGAGCATGGCAACCGAAATTTTCTATGTTGATATTGATGACCCCTCCTCAATCGTGGATGTGGTACGAAAATTCATTGATAAGGCGGTATCGGAAATTGACACCGCTATCGAAGAGCGCGAATCCGAAATTGAGTCACTTAAGGAACATGTGGTACACCTTGAGGATCAAATTTCTGAGATGCAACACCTTATTGAGCAACTGCAGCAAGATGCTGATGATGGAGTGGATTACGTATGAGACAGGTAACGGTTGTTTGTGATCTCCAGTTTGGATCAACCGGCAAGGGTTTGATTGCGGGGTATCTGGCAGAGCGTGACAAGCCGGACACGGTGGTAACAGCTTGGAGTATGAATGCCGGACACACCTACATTAACCGCGATGGCCGCAAGTTCGTTCACTGTATGTTGGCCAATGGCATTGTGTCACCAAATCTTCGGCAGGTGTTGATTGGCCCTGGCTCACAGATCGGTCTTGATCGCCTTTTTGCTGAAATTGAGGAATGCCAAGACCTGCTGCAGGGTGTTCAGATCATCATCCATGAAAATGCGTGTGTGATTCAGGAGCGCCACATTCTGGAGGAAGGAGGCTCGATGACGGCCATCGGTTCCACCAAAAAAGGCTGTGGTGCCGCTATGATCGAGAAAATCCGTCGAAACCCGGAGTCTGTGATTACGGCCCGTGACTTCACCAACGAAGTGTTGGCATTTTCCGACCGTCTGAATATTGATATCAGCACGGCCACATCCGAGAATTACAACAAGGCGCTGGACCGGTCAGAGAACGTTTTGGTCGAGGGAGCACAAGGTTATTCTCTCGGCATAAATTCTGGTTTCTACCCGTATACCACGTCGCGTGAGTGCACACCGGCACAAATAATGGTGGATGCGGGCGTTCCGATGCGCTGGCTAACTAAGATCGTTGGTACAATGCGTACCTACCCAATTCGTGTTGCAAACCGGTTCAATAAAGATGGCGAGATGATCGGCTGGTCGGGGCCGTGCTACAGTGACCAGAAGGAAATTACCTTCAACGACTTGGGCCAGCCGGTGGAATTGACCACAGTGACGCAATTGCCGCGACGCATTTTCACATTCTCACGGAAACAGACCGAGGATGCCCTACGTGCCGTGCAGCCAGATGAGGTATTCCTGAACTTCGTAAATTATTGCCGTGATGAGCAACATTCGGCTTTTATCGTTTCCGTGATCAACAATGTGGCAAATAATGTGGGTTGTGGTGGTGTTAAATACTTAGGTTTTGGCCCCACCTTTGATAACGTGAGGGAACTATGAGCAAGGGAGTCAAATTTGACTCTGGGAAACCGAGGTTGGGTCTTATTGACCCTTCCTTCCTAGAGGACGTGGCGCATGTGTTGGGGTACGGTGAAGATAAATATGGCGGTCCCAACTGGATGAATGGTATTGAATATTCACGCGTTATCGACGCTGCCAAGCGACACATCGCGGCTTTTGAATGTGGTGAAGAGATCGATGCCGAGACTAATCGCAGCCACCTGGCACATGCCACCTGCTGTATGATGTTTCTTCATCACTACACACACAATAATTTTGGGGGTTTTGATGACCGACGTTATAAAAAAGACTTGCTTGAAGTGCAAGGAAGAAAAGGAATTGGAAGCATTTTCACCGAGTCGGGTGAAGAAGAGATACTGGATCTGCAAGAAATGCGCAAATGTGGTTCGGACCCAATTGCGGCGGCGCAAGAAAGAATCAAGTCATGGGCAGACCGAGTGTACCCCGGCAGAACACCCCACGGGGCACTAGCAAAATTGATGCTGGAGGAAATTCCAGAACTCCTGAATGGTGGCTTGGATGACCCTGGTGAATACGCCGACACCTTGATATTGTTGTTTGATATCGCCCAGATGCGCGGCATTGATGCACTCCAAGCCGTGCACGACAAAATGGAAATCAATGAAAACCGGACATGGGTTGTTGACCCACAGACCGGCATCATGAGGCACAAATAATGGCTTACTTACACCTCCCAATAAACCTGACACCGCAGGATGTGCTGCGTAACACCCATGTCACCCGGTGGCACATCGTAGATTCTATTAAGAACCAATCCGTAGCTGAACATTCCTTCAATGTGGCCCTTCTGGCGGGGTTTCTGGCGCAGAAAAAGGGTCTTCCTTGGCAGGAAGTAATGGTATCGGCACTATACCATGATCTGGGGGAAGCACTCACGGGAGATATGCCTACAGTCCTCAAAGAGGCTATCAATTACAGTGATCCTGTGGAGCACCGGATGAAGTATCTTGGTGCTCCGATAAAGGAAAGCAACCCAGAATATAAGGAAGTAATCAAGCTGGCCGATTTGATTGATGCCGTGTACTTCCTGAAAAAATATGGGGTTGGTATTCATGCGGAGCAGGTGATGGCCAGTATAGTAGTGAAGATAAAAGACGAAGATGCCCTGGCTCTTTTAGACAGTCTCTTGTCTGATGACCCGACTACATTGGATAAAGTGCTGAAATAGGAGAATTGAGATGAACAACAAACCAAGAAACCCGAGTGCATTTCCGGCAGGGCTGACCGAAGGCATGACGCTGCGGGATTATTTTGCGGCTAAGGCTATGCAGGGATTAGTATCTGATTCTCAGGTTGATATGGCGTTCTGTGATATGGCTAAGTGGTCATACTCAATGGCCGACGCCATGCTGGCCGAACGGGAGTGCGAACAATGAACTTGTCAGACGAACTGAACAACCGCAACGAGCTGGATGACGTCGTTGCACGGCTCAAGTCGGCTAACTACTGGCGGCGTCACGGCGGTGGTGATCAGCCTGACCCGAAACAGCTCGGGCTGGATATTGATTATGCGGTCAGGATGCTGGTTGAGTTGCGGGACAAACTGGAGGCGGGACGATGAACCACAAAATCACCATCCAGCACCCTAGCCATGAAGTACCAATAACCGTGACGGTGACGCACTACTGGCACCAAGAGCCTAACACGTACAGCTGGGTGTCAGCCGATGACTACCACGGCTTTACCGAGATTGAATACACCGTTGAGCCGGTTGATGGCATACCTGAGGAGGAACTGTACTCTGAGGCTGTCACAGAGGCGGTTATTAGGGCGTTTGAGGCTAACAGGTGTGTTTGCTAGGGTTAGACTAAAACGCGCTTAGGGTGCGAAATAGGAAGGATTAGAGACCATGAAAAAAGATGAAATGACGGACATGGCGGATGACGAGATGGATCACGTAATCGCGACGTGCCGCGTGATGGCTGAAGACCATCAGCCTGACGGCTGGCCTGCGGTGCAGATGAAAACGATCACGGCGCTATGTGACGAGGTGGAGCGGTTGCAGGAATACATGACTGCACAAGCAGAGCTAGAGGCTAAGAACCAATTTTACATTGAAGAACTTGAGAATGAGCGCGATCAGCTGAAAACAGAGATCGCACACTTGCAGATTGAAGTCACAAACCTGCGCGGTCTGAAACCCGAGATACCGCCGATACCAGGTGAAGACTGGCCGAAAGAGCTTCCTCGCTACATTTTGCGCGAGAACGGCCCGCGCAGGCCACGTTCGGTACCGCATAAAGACGGGTACTGGACCCCGTGGTATTTGGCGAAACAGCTCTATGTGGAACTGGAACGGGAGCAGGCGGCCGCTCGAACGGCTTGCGAGAACTGGGGAGAGATGAAGCAAGAGCGCGATCAACTGGCAGTGGAGGTCGAGGCACTGAAACCATACAGAGATAATCACCACGACCTGATACGCCATATGGCTGATCATGATGCCGAGGTGATTGAACGGGCAATCAATGAGTGCGCCCATAAAACGCTAGAAGGTGAAGTTATCTACGTCGAGTGTATCAGGGAATACGCCAACCAACTTCGCCAACAAGCCAAGGGGGTGCAGCCGTGAAGAAAGCACTTCTAGCTCTTGCGACAGCTGGAGCAAAAAACCATATATGCAGCGGTTTATCCGCTACCATGCAACGTTAGGTCGCGACTGCGGAGGACGATATGACGAGACAAGAGTTTTACGACAAATACGGTAGTGTGAAGGTGAAGTTTTCAAGCTACTACAAATACATCTTCACCTATGAGGCAACGCTGCCAGACGGAAAATGTTTGACGTGCAGGTATGGCGGTAACGGCGATGATATATACCGGCACGATGTCAGCGCTAACAACGAAGAAGCCGTTATCAGTTTACAGCCGCACGAGGGGGCCGTATATCAGGACGGTAAAGAGGTGGAAGGTTTCTACGACTATTGACGCCTAACCCAGAGCACAGCAAGCCAAGGAGTTACAACCATGAACACCACCGAACAACTCATCCTAGCCCAACGGATGGCCCACTATGAAACGAGTCACGTTTTGCACCTGGTGCTGACTCTGCTTAGCATGCTGATCGGCTTCGGCATTCCTTGGTATCTGCCAGTGTGGCTTCTTGTCGCTGTGAGCAATGCGCTGGAGCGTGCTAAGATTGAGCGGAAGATGAGGAAACTCTGATAACGGCCTTCGGGCCGTTTTCCGTTAAATTGTAATAAACTGAGGCCACACAATGAAACCAGAACAGCGTATTTGGCAAAGACTGAAAAGGGCGCTGGATAAGACCGACGCCCAATACCATCGAATTGAACTGAAAACATCGGAAGTGGGTTTCCCGGATGTTATGTATGTGCTGGGGAATATTGGTTTTATCGAATTGAAGTTTGGCTCTGATTTGAAGGACTGGAGGCCAAATCAGCGCAGATGGGCAAAACAAAAGGAAGATGCTGGAGTACCGTGTTATGTCCTAGTCGGTGATGATGATAGAACCTGGTTGGTTAGATCAAAAGATCACTTTGACACTGACACAATAGACAACCCTCTGTTTGTTCAGGGGAAATCAATAGATCCTATTTTGTTAAGATCCTGGTTAGTGATTCCTAACGACAAAATCCTTTCCTTTCTTAGGGATGAACTCAAAGAATGGCCAACGAAAGTTGGTAGATTCGGTCCTGGTCAGTTTATCAAAGGTCACGAGGATGCCATTTGGTACTACTCGGATCAAGGTGGGATTTATTATCACAAAGAATGGTACAATTTAGTACCTCGTGTTAAAATGTAAGTGCCATTAGTGATGGTACCCTGGTCATTAGCCCGCCGCTGTGCGGGCGTCTTTTTATTTGAGTATTGACAGGGTTCCCATGGTCTGCTATAATAAAACTATAGAGATGACACAATAGAGGATAGAGAAATGAAACAGTCAACAGTGATCAAGCTTTCCGCAATCATCGCGAATTGGAAAAACGGCAACAAAACAGACGCAATCGATGCGGTCAGAAAGCTTAAACGTCTGGAGCTGGTCTGGTTGCTGACACAACAGAGCCGCCTGAACCAGGGTTTCAATGACCGGTTGCAGAAAATCCAGTTCGAAGATTTTGTTGCGCTGGCACTGGAAACAGCTTAAGGTATTGACAAAATAGAACACCCATGGTATAATAAAGGTGTGGTCGGGTTGGCCACACCTAATGAGATAGAGGATAGAGAAATGAAAGCATTGAAAAGAGCAAGTGTCGGTGGTTACGTTCAGGCTGATGTCACAGGGACAGGTGATTGGGTATTCGGCAGAATCACAGGTTTTGATGATAAGTTCATCACCTTTAACCCGGCTGACGGCTCCGAAATTGTGAAAATGGTCCGCTCCGAGGTGTTCAAATCTTCCAAGAAGGAATACGAGGAAGCCCTCACGGAGGCTCTGGAAGCCGCAGCAGAAGTCACCCACACTGATGTACAGGCAGAATTGGAGCTGTCCAAGGAAGATGCCGCCGAAGACGAGGAAAATACATCCACCACTCCTAAAAATGGTGTGGTAGATCCCGAAATAGCGGCCAGGTATGTCACCGGGGTGACTGCAAACGGGCGCAAGAGCAAATGTAATGGTGATTCTGTTGCGCAACTTCTGATGGGTAAAGATTTAGATGAGGCATATGAAATAGTGTCGCAACATACAGACACTCCCGAATCAGAATTGAGAGCGAAATACTCCCACCTGAATCATGGGATGCAGCGGATGAACATCGGAAACTACCTCCGCAGGTCCGCCAAGAAGTAACCCGCACCACAGACACCTTTCCGAGCCAAGAGAAGGCGTCTTCCTTGGCTCTCTTTATATTAATCCCCACTAGCATAGCTATTCGGCACAGAGGCCAAGAAAATGGCCTTTCCTTTCCTTCCATCTGTTAATTTTTTATAGACTTGGAAAAATTGTCAAAGAATGACAATTTTTGGGGGGCAACACCATGTAGAATTGTAGTGTTGGTGTTTTTTCGTATTCTACAGTTCATTCTACATAAAAGTTCCCGTTTTACGGTGTTTCTGATAGTGTTGTAGAATTGTTGCAGTTGTAGAATGGCCTAAAAAAACTGTCTGTCGTTGACAATTTTTTCCGGTTTATAAAAAAGCAACGCTACAAAGTAACCGACATTTGTCATGGTGCGGAACCCGTCTGTGTGGTATAATTGTCATATGCCTAGAAATGTCCCGCTAGAAGTCTCCATAGAGGAGGCACAAAAAACCTACCACCTAAACCCGAAGCAGGCTAGGATGGCTTACTATTATATGGAGCATGGAGAAAAGACAGCCGCTTATGTTCATGCATATGGCCGTGGTAACTATGGGAATAAGTCGTTATACACTAGGACTAAGGTGGCATTCAGGAACCCCAAGGTGGTGGCGTTTATTCAAGACGTACAGGCCGAACATGCTAGGAGACACGACATGAAAGTAGATGATTTATTGGCCGAGCTTGAAGAAGCCAGGCAATTGGCCAAAAATATTGAGCAACCATCACCGATGGTGTCAGCAACAATGGGGAAGGCAAAGATCCTAGGTTTGGATAACCCCAAAGGGAAAGAGGAGGATGAAGAGCAGGCACAGAAGCTGGAGATCAGTTTCGAAGTGCGGGAGCCTCTTCGCGATGTCAAGGTGACAAATGGCCGATCTGAGGCTAAGTAACCCACAGAGTGTATTCCTTAACGGACTCAACACCAAATACCGGGCGTATGTTGGTGGTTTTGGGTCCGGGAAAACCTTTATTGGGTGCCTGGATCTTCTGATATTCTGCTGTAAGCATCCAGGAACGGTGCAGGGATATTTCGGACCAACATACCCGGCCATACGCGACATTTTCTATCCAACCTTCAGCGAAGCTGCGGAAATGATGGGCTTCCGGACAGTGATTAAGTCCGGAGACAAGGAGGTCGGTATTTATCGCGGCAACGTTTATTATGGTACCATTATATGCCGCTCAATGGACAACCCCGCGTCCATAGTGGGTTTCAAGATCAGCAGGGCGCTCGTTGACGAAATAGATGTACTGAAGCGTCAGAAGGCGCAAGATGCTTGGAACAAAATTATTGCTCGAATGCGTTTGGTGATCCCCGGTGTTGAGAACTCGATCGGTGTTACAACAACACCTGAGGGATTCAAGTTCGTGTATCATCAATTTGCGAAAGACCCAACCCCCAGTTATTCAATGGTGCAGGCAAGTACCTACGAAAATGAGGAATTTTTGCCCCCCGATTATATACCCTCTTTAATCGAGACGTACCCTCAGCAGTTAATAAGTGCTTACTTAGAAGGTCAGTTTGTGAACCTGACTTCTGGGACCGTGTACCGCAGTTATGACCGCGCAAAACACAGGAGCAAGGAAGTGGTGAAGTTCGGTGAGCCAATCTTCGTTGGCATGGACTTTAACATCGACAAAATGGCTGCAACTGTTTATGTTATGCGTGACAAAGCATTTCATGCGGTGGATCAAATTAAAGATGGTTATAATACTCCCGCAGTGGCTCAGGTATTGAAGGACAGATATCCGAGCAGCAAAATAATTGTGTACCCAGACAGTTCCGGCAAAAACAGAACCCGTATGGGTGGGGCTGCAGAGTCCGACATCGCAATTTTGCGGCAGGAATTCGGTTTTGAGTGCCGGTTTAAACCGCAGAACCCTCCGGTAAAAGATAGGATATCCTCCACGAATGCCGCATTTGAAAAGGGCAGATTGTTTGTCAATGACGAAAGGTGCCCAGACGTTGCCGCTTGTTTTGAACAGCAAACATACGACACGAACGGCGAACCTGATAAGTCAAGTGGCAACGATCACCAGAATGATGCCAGCACCTACCCGATAGCGTATGAGATGCCCATACGAAAACCAGTCATGGACATCAATATTGGATTTGTGGTATAATTGACGGGCATGATACCTCCCCGCCGACGGATTGGGAGCACTTGGTCGACAGGTTATGGGGTTTTTATTGCATACTGCTAGAGCGGCTAGGCTGATCCCCGAACCCCTGTTACGCCTGACAGGTTGCCGCTCTCAATTCTCAGGCGCAGATCATGAGGTGGTGATTTATGGATACCAGGCTACAGCGGTACGAATACGGATACGCAGATGCCAAGAGAATCATTGAGGCTGAAGGGGTGCGCGCGGCTGCCGATAGACTAAATAAGATGATTCCTCCAGGGGTGCCAAATGCGTCTCATGCGGACCTTTGGTACGGAAAGGGGATGATGGATGCCATGATGCGCCATCTTGGACACATATAAGATAGCCACGACCCTCCCCGCGAGGGCTTTTCTTTGTCCCCACTAATAGCGAAATGTTATAATATCAGTAATCAACAAACAGGATACCAAAATGCCAGTCTCAACCGTCCACGCCAGTTATTCCGCTCACGCGCCACTGTGGGCGGCTGTCCGTGATTGCATTGCAGGCCAGAGCGCCGTTAAGGCCAAAGGGCCGACCTACCTGCCTATTCCTGACCCCGACAACAACGACCGCAACAGCCCGCGTTATCAGGCGTACCTGCAACGGGCGCTGTTCATGAACGTGGTTGGCCGGACACTCAACACGCTGGTGGGCGCAGCCTTCCGCAAGGAGCCGGAGATTGAGCTGCCGAGCGGCATCGAATATATCCGCGAGGATGCCGACAACAGCAACAACAGCCTGATCCAGTTGGCGCGATCTGTCGTGTCCAATGTCGCCAGCGTTGGGCGTCACGGCCTGCTAGTGGACTACCCTGCTGCGCCGGAAGGACTATCAAGAGAGGACGTTATCGCGCTAGGATTGCGCCCAATCATTACCGAGTACGCTGCCGAGAGCATCATCAACTGGCATCTGTCCGGCGGCATGCTTGATCTGGTAGTCCTTCAGGAGATCAGCGAGACGACCGAAGACGGTTTCGACTACACCAGCGAGGTGCAGTATCGCGTCCTGCGCCTGGTTGACGGCGCGTATGTCCAAGAGCTGTACGATGACGGCGGTACGCTGATCGAAACTATGGAGCCACGCAAGGCGGACGGCAGCCGCTGGGATGTGATCCCGTTCGTTGTGCCAGGCAGTGTCAACAATGATGCGAGTGTGGATCCGGTTACGCTGTATGACCTGGCGGCTGTCAATATCAGCCATTACCGCAACAGTGCCGACTACGAGGAAGGTGTCTACGTTCACGGCCAGCCGATGATCCATATCGACACCGGCACAATGTCCGACCAGGAATGGAACGCGAAGAACCCGAACGGCATCCAGATGGGCGCACGTCGTGGCATCGTCACTAACGGCGGCGGCTCTGCTGCACTGATGCAGGCTCAGGCCAACAGCGCAGCGTTTGAGGCGATGACAGCCAAGGAACGACAGATGCTGATGATCGGAGCACGGCTAATTACTGAAGGCGGTGCGAACCAGACGGCGGAAGCGGTACGGGCGAACATGGCGGCTGAGACGTCAGTGCTTGAGACCATCGTGCGCAACTGTGGTGAGGCGCTTGAGCTATGCCTACGCTGGGTATGTGAGTTCGCCGGGGCTAATGCGGATGATGTGGCCGTGAGCATGAACACCAGCTTCTTCGAGTCACAAGTAGACCCGCAAATGCTGGCACAGATGATGGGCCTTGAGTCTATCGGCGTCATCAGCCGCGAGGTGATCCTGTCGTATCTGCGCCGTACAGGAGTGGTGGATGACACGCTGACCGATGAGGAGATCATGGGGCAAGTTGAGGCGTCTGGGCTGTGAGCAGCAACGCACTTCTGGTCGACCGACTCACTCGCGAGCAGCTCCTGATCCAGCGCTACAGCAACAGCGTCATTCGTGAGCTGCTGCCGATACTGACGAATCTGCGCAACAGTCTTGAGGTTCGCATGATGCAGACGCCGACCGAGTTTCAGGCGGTGCGGCTTGCAGGCTTGCAGGCTGATTTGTCCCGGATCATTACCGAGATCACCGGCCAGCTTGAGATCCAGTTGGCCGACAGCCTGACCGAGCTGGCGCAATACCAGGCTGAGTTTGCCGCCAAGGCTTTGCAGACCGCCGTCTCTGTGGAGACTGTTTTGCCGTCCGTTGACCAGATTGCCGCGGTTGTTACCCGCTCACAGATGCGGCTGGTGTCCGGCAATCAGATCAAAAACCTGACGTTGAACCAGCTTATCACCGAGTTCGCCGGTAGCATGGATAGGCAGATCAAGACAGCGATTCAGGCCGGAGTGATCGAAGGCCGCACGGTGCAGGAGCTGGCGCGGGAGGTCAGCAGTCTAGTTGGTACGCGGTCGCGGCGGCAGGCTGAAACACTGGTCCGCACGGCGGTGAACCATGTCGGCAGTGTGGCACGGCAGCGCACTTATGAGGCTAATGCGGATGTGATCCAAGGTGAGGAGTACACCGCTACACTTGATGGCCGTACCCGTCCGGAGCATGCTGCCCTAGATGGAAAGGTGTTCCCGATTGGGCAAGGCCCGCAAACGCCGAACGGCTACAACTGTCGGTGCGTACGGGTGCCGAAGGTCAAAGACGAGTTCAAGATACCAGGCATTGATGGCGAACGCGCCAGCATGGACGGTCCCGTATCAGCGCAGACCACTTACAACTCATGGCTCAAGCGCCAGCCTAAAGAGTTTCAGGACGAAGTACTGGGGTTGGAGAGAGCGAAGTTATTCAGGGGCGGCATGAATATACAGAAGTTTGTCGATGATCGGGGCGTCTTGCTGGATCTGGATCAGCTCAAAGCCCGCGAAGGTATGGCACTAGCATAGGATTGTGCAAAAAACCAAGGGATGGTATACTACACCCAAATGGCCTAGGGTCAAACCACATACGCATGAGGTGCAAACGTGGCAAAGTTTAAGTTGGAAGATGGAACAGAAGTAGAAGCATTTACAGCCGAAGAGTTGCAGGCAAAGCTGGATGAAGAGCTTTCCGGGCTGAAGGCAAAGCGCGATGAACTTCTTGGGCTTCACGCCAAAGACAAAGAGCGATTGACCGAGCTGGAAAAGGCGCAGCAGGAAGCCGAAGAAGCACGCCAGCGGGAAAAAGGCGAGTTCAAGAGCCTGTACGAAAAGACTCAGAGCGAGCTTGAGGCTGAGCGCGAAAACGCCCGCAAGTTTCGCCAACAGATTCAGCAGAAGGAGCTGGAAGGCGCGGCCAATGCGCTTGTCACCGAGCTAACCCGTGACAATAAGCGAGCCGAGCTGCTGCGAAAGGAAGCACTGCAGTTTGCAAAGTACACCGATGAAGGTGTGAAGTTTGAAGTTGGTGGCGTTGAAGTTGACGCGGCCAAGCTGAAAGAGAAACTGTCTGCTGATTATCCGTTCTTGGTTGACGGGTCGCAGGCAAGCGGTGGTGGCGCTCAAGGAGGCAACCGCAACGGCCAGGCCGGAAAATGGGCGGATTATTCATCCGCTGAATTGTCAGAGATCAGGAAGTCTGATCCGGCTCGCTATGAGCAATTGAAATCCACTCGTTGAGGTAATAAAAAATGGCTACCACCCGTTTGAGCGACATTATTGATGTCACAGTATTTCAGGATCTGCCGCAGGTAGATGGCCCTGAGAAAACCGCGTTTTTTGAGTCTGGTATCGTTACCCGTAACGGCATGCTTGACACTCTGGCTAACTCCCCCGGCAAAATTGCAGAGCTGCCGTTCTGGAATGACCTGGATGGTTCCGTTGAGGTCAACTACTCCGACGATAACCCGGCCAACTCTGCCACCCCGCAGAAGATCGTTCAGGGTGAGCAGATTGCCCGCAAGGCGTTTGTGAATCAGGGCTGGCAGGCTGCTGATCTGGCGTCCGAGCTGGCTATGGGCGGTACTGCAATGGATGCTATCCGCGCCAAGGTTGACCGCTACTTTTCCCGTCAGTGGCAGCGCCGCCTGGTTGCGTCTGCTAACGGCATTCTCGCCGACAACGTGGCGAACGACTCCGGCGATATGACTGTAGATGTTGCCGCTGAGGCTGTTGCATCTCAGACCGCAGACACCAAGTTCAACCGCGATGTGTTCACTGAGGCGGTTTACACTATGGGTGATGCCGCAACCGACCTGAGTGCTATTGCTGTCCACTCGGCCATTATGGCGCAGATGGTCAAGAATGACGACATCGTGTATATCCCGGATTCTCAGGGTCGCCTGACTATCCCGACTTACATGGGTCTGCATGTGATTGTTGATGACGGCATGACCGTTACCGCTGGCACAACCGACGGCTTCAAATACACCTCTGTCATTTTTGGCTCTGGTGCATTTGGCTACGGCGTGGGCGCACCGGAAACCCCGGTTGAGGTTGAGCGCGAAGCGGCTCAGGGCAACGGTGGTGGCATTGAAACCCTGTGGGTTCGCAATACTTGGATTCTGCACCCGTTTGGCTTCCAGGCTACCGGCACTCCGGCTGGTGAGTCCTTCACCAACACCGAGCTTGCAGCCGCTACTAGCTTCGACCGCGTGCTGGATCGTAAGCTGGTGCCGATGAGCTTCCTTATCACCAACTGATCGAAAGACCAGAACCAAAAGGCCTCGCTTATGCGGGGCTTTTTTGTATTGGGTTTCCGAAGAATCATTGGTGTGGTATAATGGTTAAAACCGAGGAGGCTACATAATGGCACTGAACAGAGATGGTCTTGAAGTAGGCCAACCCGTAGATTTTGAGACTATGATGCGCATCAAGCGCCAGCAGAAAGCAGGTGATACCAATGGCAACAGCACCGAAGAAAAACCAAAACGAGGCCGCCGAAAATCAGTTCGCGCCGACTCAGAGCCTGGCGTTTCAGGTGAATCATCTACAGATGCTCAGGAAGAAGCGTAAGAAGGCGGCAGCTGAACAGGCATGATCTATAAGATAACGCCGCTTTCATTTGATCTAAAATAGGAATAGCAGCCATGACCTACGGCACGACACAAGGCCTAACCGACTACGCTGCCGAGCGCGGCATTACACTGACTGGCACACCATCTACACTTCTGATGCTGGCACATGACTACATCGAAGCGCAGAGCTACAAGGGCAGCGCCGTATCAGCCGATGCTAGGTGGCCGCGAACGGGTGTCTATCTGGGTGGCTTTTTGCTAGCATCCGATTCAGTACCGGCGCAGATTGTAAATGCCGAATATGAGGCCGCTCTGGCCGTTGATACCGGTAACGATCCACTTGGTGCGCTGACCAGCGGTGTCAAGCGCGAAAAGGCCGGGCCGGTTGAGATTGAGTACACCGATAGCGGCACTAGCGTGGCGATCAACCGCCGATTGGATGCACTGCTCCGTCCGTTTCTGGCTAGTGGCGCGGGCGGTGCTACGTTTAACGTCACGAGGGCGTAACATGACCGGCATCATAGGCGCACAAGTGTACGTACCCCAGTGGGGTGAATCAGCCACTGTTACCGGCTTTGATGCCGAAACGCTCTGCTACCACCTGACCATGACAAGCGGCGATGAAGCCTATGTGCCGCTGTTTTATGTGGAGATTTTGCACTGATGGCAATGTCTGACAATATGCGCAAGGTGATCCAGAAGCTAGGCGAACCTTGCACCGTGACCAGTACCACCGAAGGCGCGTTTGATCCGGCTACCGGCACTGTGGGCGCTGGCACAACTACAGTGCAGACCGGCTACGCTGCGCCGGACCAGTACAACAGCTTTGAGATGGGCAGCGCGACCACTGATGACGGTTACACCGTCCAGCAAGGCGACGTTAAGCTGGTGCTGTCGAAGCTGGACGCCCGTCCGAAAGTGGGCGATACCGTGACGATGGATTCTGTCGTCTATCGCATTATGGATGTTTACCCGGTGCGAATGAGCGGCGCTGATGTGGTCTATATCGTTCAGGGTAGGGTATGAGCGAGATCAACACCAGCGAGTTTATGGCGGCGTTTGATAGGTGGGTTGCTACCACTGAGATCAGCATGAGCGATGCCATAGCCAGCACCGCCATGCAGCTCTATACCGGCATAGTCAAGCGCACACCTGTCGACACAGGGCGGCTGAAGGGTAATTGGCAGATATCAATCAACAGCGTGGATGGTGGCGAAAAGAGCCGCACCGACGAGACGCCGCTTGGCCGGTATAGCCAGTCGAATGCCAGTGCAGAAGAGTCGAAGGTGAATGGGTTCAACGCTTCGAAGCATGGTTATATTGCGATCCACAACAACCTACCCTATGCAGAGCGCATCGAGAACGGCTACTCCGGTCAGGCCCCGTCCGGCATGGTGCGAGTCACGCTGTCAGAATTTGAACGCGCACTGAACAAAGCAGCCAAGGACAACCAGCTATGACCATCGCATCCACCATCATGAACACCTTGAACAGCCGATTGGCTCAACTGTCCTCGCTGCCGCCTACGGCATGGCCAAATGTGCCGTTCATACCCACTACAGGCACCCCGTGGATCAGAGTTGATCTGCTACCGGCTGACAGCGCACTGGAGACCATTCAGGGCAGCGAGGAGCATTTGGGCGTGTACCAAGTGAGCGTATTTGCACCGCTGGATAAAGGAACCAGTGCAGCACTGGTGCAGGCTGATGTCATTGCAGACCACTTCGCTGCTGATCGTGATCTGTCCGGCTTGCGCATCCGCTCAATCAGTGTAGGCCAGCCCATGCGGGAAGAGTCTTGGCTTATGGTTCCGGTGTCGATTGAGTACAGGGTGCATCATACGCGCTGACAATCGAAATTTTTGGGAAATCAAGTTTGTGTTATAATGGTTTTGTCTGACAGACCTTTTCAACTCAAATTTGAGGACTCTCAAAAATGGCTTTTATTGACGCACAGGGAACGGTCATCACCGTTGCCGATTCGCTTAATGCCGCAAAAACCATCGGGCAGGTACAGAGCATTGGCACGTTTGCACCAGGTTCCCGTACAGAACGCGACCGCACCACGCTGGCTTCCACTGCAAAAGAGTGGGGCTATGGCCTCAAAGACAACGGCGTGTTCACCATCACCACGTTCTATGATCCAACCGATGCTGGTCAGGCCGAGCTGTTGTTGCAGGAAGCCGCCACTGAAGCACCGACCCGCGAATGGACCGTGACGTTCAGCAACGGCGAGGTTCACACTTTCAACGGCCTGCTGACAGAATCGCCGATTGAAGTCGGTGTTGATACCGACCTGACTCGCACATGGTCTGTCCGCATCACCGGCGCGATCACTCGCACACCGTAACGTCTGGGGCTTAGGCCCCTTTTTACCCTAAAGGAACGACCATGGCACGATTGACGAAAGACCAGATTCTGAAGGCACGCAATGCGAATGGCGGCTCCGTCCATGTTGAGGAGCTGGGCGGCGAAGTCGGCTTGCGTTTGCTGTCAATGCGCGAGTCTAACGCGTTTGCGCAAGAGTCCGACGGCATGAGTGGCGAAGATGCCACGCTGCTGTATGCCGCCTACCTGATTGCCGATGATACCGGCGCTCGCATGTTTGACGACTACCAAGAGCTGGCAGACCTTCCGGCCAAGACGCTGATGCGCATCACCGCCGAAGGTAACAAGCTCAACGGCATCTCAGATGAAGAGATCGAGGCCGAAGCAAAAAACTGATGGCCGATCCGGTGGCACTGCTGTCGGTGGCCCTTGCTGAAAAGCTCAAAATGCTTCCAAGCGAATTCAGGCAGCGGGCGACAAAGTGGGACATCATACAGCTGACAGCACTGGATCGGACGCGGGATGAAAAGTGGCGGCAACGCCAAGAGATAGAACGGCAAATTGAGAAGTCGCGCACAATGAGCGACGCAGAGAAGGCCGCACGGCTTTTTGGAGGATAACAGCATGGCGAACATCGGCAATCTTGTCGTGAGGCTGCAAGCCCAGACGGATGCATTCAGGAGGGGCATGGCCGATGCTCGCCAGTCTGTTGCTCGCTTTGCAGATGCGGCCAAGCGTCAGACTGACCGAGTCCGAGCTGTGTTTGGTGCGCTTGGTGGTGTGGTCAAGGCCGCTATGGGCGCGCTGGCGGCCTATGGGTTATCGCTTGCGGGTATATCGGTTGCAATAACTCGCTCGGCTACTGCTATCGACCAGCTTGCAAAACATGCAGACAAGCTGGGTATCGCTGTCAATGAATTGCAATTCCTGAGGTTTGCTGCGGATCAGACCGGCGTGTCTATGCAGAGTCTTGACACAGGCTTGCAGCGAATGACCCGCCGAGTTGCTGAAGCGGCTCAAGGGACGGGGGCGGCAAAGAATGCGCTTGAAGAGCTTGGCCTGAGCGCATCGCAGCTCAATGCGATGTCGCCAGATCAGCAGTTCCAGGCTATCGCTCGTGCTATGGCGAATATCGGTAATCAGGGCGACAAAGTGCGCCTCGCTATGCAGATATTCGATACGGAAGGTGTGGGCCTTGTTAATACAATGGCCGCAAACCTTGAGGCCTTGCGCTCAGAGTTTGATGAACTCGGCCTATCGCTTACACGATCACAAGCCGCCGCAGTTGAATCATTTAACGACAGTCGATCAAAGCTCGCCCAGATATTTGACGGTATCCGAAACCACGTTACTGCGACAGTTGCGCCAGCTTTACAGCTCATGATTGACAAGGTTGTTGACTGGATCAAGCAGATGGGAGGGGCATCTGAAGCAGCAAAGGTTGTGAGTCATTGGGTTCTCAATTTCGTTGATGCTGGCTTACGTGGAATCGGTCAAGTTATCCAGTCGCTGAAGGGCATGGAGATCGGCTGGAAAAAGGTAGAGCTTGGCATTATTGCGGTAATAGATGCTGCAACGCGTCTTGCGAATACGTTCACTCCGTCAGTGTGGGCGCAGAAGTTCGGCATTAACTTTGCCGACACCGGCATTCAGACGCTACAGAAGGCAATGGAATCACGCGGCGTAGAGGTAGCCGGTCAAATACTTGAGCTTGAGCGGCTACAAGGCCAAGGCGGATGGACTGACGTTGTCAGCCAGCAGATCGAAGAGTTGCGCCAGCGGATTAATGAGAGCCGCTCGGCTGAGGAAAGCCTTGCTGACGAAACCAAAAAAGGCACTGAGCAAACCAAGCGAAACACCGAGGCGCTGACCAACTTTGGCAAGGGTTTGACCGGCGGGAAGGCTGCAACAGCCGGTTCATCCGGACGCCCAGACGCCGTCCGCGAAACAACCGCTGGCGGAAAAGATAGCGCTGCATTTGACATATTGATTAACCGATTCCGAACCCTCGCTGGTACGGGTCAGCAAGGTCCGAGTGCAGCTGAGTCTTTCGAGCGTGCGGCGCGCACTATTATCGCTCAAACTGAAGCCGCTGGCGGTTACGACACAGAGAAGATGCGCGAACAAATGGAGGCCATGCTGTCCCGTCTCGGCGACAAATCAAAAGAGGGCATGAAAGAAGCCGCTCAAGAGCTAACAAGCGGAGATGGCAAGTCCATCGGGTCTATCACTATCACTGTAAAGTCAGATAACGGCGAAACCTCCGGCGATGTCACCGGCGACACGGCGTTTTTGAGCAAGCTGGCATCAACCCTGCAATCAGTGAGCACTGCCGTATGAATGAGCTGAAACCGATTAAGAGCCTGGTACAGAAAGCCCGCATTGCCATTTGCGAAGAATGCGGCCTGACAAAGCTGCGCCGCTGCCCTGATTGCGGCTGCTTCATGGATGCCAAGACGCGCATCATGGGTGCTCGCTGTCCGCAAGGTAAATGGCAAGCTATGACAGAGCAAAACCTGATAGAATTACACAATGAACTAGCAGCCGGAGGGGATGAGTAATGGCGTGGAGACTTTACACTGATGCGACTTGCACGACCTTGTTCGGCGGTACGCTGTCGTTCGTCCACAACTCGGATTTTAGCGATAACCCTCAGGACCGGGTGCTGTATTACGCCGATGTAGAGCTGGACCCTGTGGACAACGGATCGTATCAGATGAGAATGGCAGCAGGCGGCAATATCAACCTGACGATCACCGACACCAACACTGGCAGCGGCCATGAGGCGACTGAGATCAAGCTGGCGACGTCAGCAGCGGGGCTTGATACCGCCGTTGCTGGTGCTGCGCTGTCGCTTGGCACGGCGTTGACGTCCGGCGTGTCAGGTCGGCAAGAGATCCATATCCGCGTGACCAATGCCGTGACTACAGCGGGTACGTCTGTAGAGCTGGGAATTGCCAAGCCAGAAACCGTGATAGTGGCAACAGGGGCGTAGCATGGCGATCGGCTCCCGAGTACCAGGCGCGTCAGTTATAGCAGGGCAGTACGGCATTATCAGCGCCGGGGCTCAGCCGGTTGCACTGTCGCAGACCGTGCGCCTGATTGATCCAGCGGCCACGCTGATAACCCTGAGCCAGTCGGTGCAGCAGATTGACCGTGCGCGGCAGATGGTTACACTGCAACAGCGCGTGCTCGGTGCAGGCGTGGCACCGTCTGAGGTGAGGCCACCAGCCGCCTACGTCATCATCAACGGCGCAGACGTAACCGCCATGACGGCGCTCGATACCGTGCGCGTGACGTTCAACGAGGATCAGGCGGCCACGGCTGCGGTGTTCATGTTTGTTGAGATGGGCGCGGCGGTCAATATCCCCTCATTTCACGGCAAGTCGATCAGCATCGAAACGCACTCAGACCCGTCTGATATCGAGTCCGAGATTATCCCGCTGTTCACCGGCTGGATTGAAACCGCCCGACACGACCGACAGCGCATGGGTATTGAGTTTCGAGCGACTGATCTACGTGATGAACGGCTAGGCCGAGAAGATGGTCAAGCCCTGAAACAGCTCACGGGCGGTTTATACAGCAACGTAACGCAGCGTGAAGACGCGAGCGGGCGGGAGTACGTTACCGAGCTGATGAAGACAGTATCCGGCAGTCTGGGCTACACCCGCTCAGGTGATCTGCGCTATCACTCTTGGGTTGTTGGCAGTAAGCCGGTAGACCTGACGCTGACTGATACGGATGTGTCGTATAACGATCTGACGACTGAGTTCCAGACGCGATCTAGTATCATCAACAGTATAAAAATTGAGCTTGACTACCGGTACTCATTACTAAGACGCGTAGGCACAACGATTGACGCGTACAAGCCGAGAAAATTTACAATCAGTGCATACGACTCGGCATACGGTCGAGTCGAGAATGTAGATTGGAGCGCGTTTCGACGCGATTATTTGCTAAACCAGATGGATACATACAGCCCATTTGAGGCTGTGTCTTATGCTCTATATCCGTTAGAAAAAGCAGAGACACCATTCGGTGCAAGCGGCATTGTGATTGACAACCTGTGGCCCGTTAAAGACCTCTGGTCGCAAGGTTTTAGAGCCAAGATGGAGCGCCGCGTGGCGCAGCCTGTCAGCGAAAAATACACAATGGTTATCACTGCACCGCAGTCTGTTGATGCGTATAAAGAGACTGTGGAAGGCTCGCCGCAGCGATATGCGATTGACACGGAGTACGAACGATCCGGATGGGAGAACGACTTTAAAGTAACTCCAAAACTCCCGACCAGCCGCCTATCATCAAGCGTGTCTAGTGTGTCTGAGCCTACGTCACAGCAGCTTGCATCGGCAATAGCAGTACAGAAAGAACTCGCTGATAATCGCAGACAGGATTTATCGCTCGCATTTGAATGCGCGTATCGGATCGGCAGCAAGCAGATTATCGGGGCGCATCGTAAAAACTATGTTGAGTCGAAACTGCACAGAATACAGCCGTTTGATATCGGGGATATTGTTGAGCACGATAATCGAATTGTTCAGACAGTCGGACAATGCACCGGCATTGAATACACCATAGCCGACGGTTTGCGTGAGACTAAAATACGAACATCTATTAGTTATATGGATACAGATGTGGTTGCGGTTGATAACTGGGCTGCACCAACAGCTCCAGCGAAACCGGCTGCTGATGTACAGATTGATACTGATGTTGAGTACAAAACCGAGGATAAGGCGTTCGAGATAAAAATAGCCGAGACCCCAGAAGAGTATACGGATAATCTTGATGTGCCTGTAGATAATAACTACGTCATAGCTCTGGAAATAAACCCGATAACACTGATTAACGGATACTGATATGGCGACACAACAAGATCAATTAATACAGGCGATTCGGCGCATCGCTAAATCAGATCCAGAGATCAGGTCTTTACTTACAGTATTGCAGAAACGTGGCGCTCTGGACGGGCTGGTAAAACTGGTTGGCGGGGCTGATGCGGCAGCGCTTGAGGATTGCTGCACTAAGGATGATGATGCTGATCCTGAAGACGGCGAGCCCGAAGATATAAGCGAAGACGCCCCGCCGGAAGTGCCGGACATTGGTGACGAGGACGGGGATGGGGAGCCGGACTGGTCAGACTGCGAGACGGGAGAGCCGATCACGTTTACACCTGGCGGTTTTCCGCAGCCTGAGACGTGTAAGGATTGTGATCGGCCTGATCCAGATTGGCAGGCTGGGTACAAATGGTGGTCTAACCCCTTCGGTTTTCTGGGATACTTCGCATCTCCGGGACTGGCAGTATCAGCAATCAATGCATACGTTCTCGGTGGCGACATATGCTCACAAACATCCGTCAACACCGGTAATGTAACAAATAATGAAGGAGAGGTATTTCAGAAAAATTATGAAATGTACAGAACCCGATGCGATGACGGAGAAATATATTTTGCAGGGACATACAGTATAGCAAGATACGGATGTGTATCTGCGGACTATGACAGCGGTGATTGCACCATCGAACCACAAATTATAGATGACTGTCGAGACTGGGAACCTGACGGCGCAACAAGCTACACCCTCGCCAACGGCTGTATCACGGCATCAAGCTGTGATCCTGATGCGTCCGCGCAGACGCAACAGTGCAACGAGTGCATCACGATCTGTAACAAGGATGGCGAAGAGCGGCGCGTGTGCGCTATCGGAAACGGTCAGTGGGTACTGTACGACCCGAACGGCAAATACAAAGGCGGTAGGTATGACGCGACAGGGCGCAGGCTGGAGATATTGCCAGCCGGTGAAACAGGCGGTTATCTGCCGAGTGAACGTAACCCCACTGGCGGCGGCGGGTATGACGGCGGCACGATTGGCGGCGGCGATGGTTGGGTCTGGAGTTAACAAGGGGTAGATTATGGCACGGAAATACTTAAACAACTACGTGACGTTGCTATCAGCAGCGATCACTGCCACCGACACAACCATGACGGTTGGTACACCGCCTCCGGCGCTTGCTGCGGGGGACTTTTGCCGACTCCAACTGAGTCAGCGGAATGCTCAGGGTGTACTACTCAAGCAAGAGTTTGTTGACGTTACGGCAGTTAGCGGCAACGTTCTAACGATCACCCGCGCGGCTGAGTTCTCAACCGCGCTTGCATGGGATGCTGGGGCGCGGGTGGAGTTGACCGAAACGGCTGCCACATTTTCTGGCATTCCTGACGCATCTGGGTTACTGCCCACATCAGGCGGTACGCTACTGGACGCTGAGATAACGCGCTACAGCGAAACCATTGCAGCCGCTACAACAACAATCGACCGTGCAGATGGCGGTATCCAGACGCTAACCCTCACTGCTGATTCTGCGCTGACGTGGACAATTAACAACGGTGAGAAAATCCAGCTCTACCTGACGCCAGCCGGTTTTAACGTGACCAATTGGGGCGTGACATACTGGATGACTGGCGTGCCGACACTTTCAACCGAGAATATGATCGTTGTCGAAAAAGTCGGCGGCAATATATACGCGTGGGACGGAGGTAGTCGGTAATGTTTGCGGCTGATGCAGTGCGGTGTGCGCAACGAGACGGAACCCAGGAACCACCTTCGGATGATATATTTGTCGGTGTTATCAATGGATACTCATTATACGTAGCAAAGGCGGACAAGAGGACAACAGGAAAACAGTATCAGCAGTTGGCTTTTGATCTACCCCTACCAAATATAACCACAGGGTCAGACCCGAACAACGGTGAGTATAATACAGACGTAATAATCGCTAACGACACTCCAGCGAATGCCGTTGCTGCTCATTATTGTAATGACATGGGGTATAGCATGCCGACTGTGGATGAGCTTCAGTTTATATACGCAAATGCAGCAGCTATAGATGCACAAGACGACAGTGGCGGTTTGTTAACGATCGCGTATATATCATCCCGAACCGATTTCAGCCGTTTTTGCAGCGCATCGACTGAATATGGCGCGACTTACAATAGGTGGGTTAACTTTGCAAGTGGGTCGTCAACATACAGCTACAAGTATGACGTAAGACCGACATTAATCCCTGTGAGAATAGAAGCATGATTTTCGAAAAGGGGTCAGAGTAAAATTAAAATCTCAACACGGGACGCACTATGAATCGCTATAAACACACCACCACCGGCGAAATCAAAACGCACCAGCAATGGCAGAACGAACTCGGCATGAGTTTTCACGCCGACCGGCTGCCGGAGTTTTTGATCGTGCCGCAATATACTGCACCAGAGCTAACACTAGAACAACGCCGCGAACGTCAACGCCAGATGCTCAAGCAGGAGCGTATTGAGCGCACTTCGCAGCCGATTAATAACGTGCAAGTCGCTACGCCGGAAGACCGCGAAAACGTCCAGTGGGCGGCGTCTAGCGTGGAGTCAATCGACTGGATTATGGCAGATAACACAATCCAGGCGCTGACGGCTGCTGATTTGCAGGCCGTGATCAGTCAGTATCCGCTGCGCAAGATGGATCTGTTTTCCGTGTACGCCGGATTACTTGCCCAGCTCGCTGAATCAGATGAGCCTGAGCTAATCGTCTGGCCTGATAACTGATATAATCAGGCTATCAGAAACGGCAAAACCATAAGGATACGCTATGCCGGACAACATCAAACAGCTTATTGAGTCAGTTCCGGCTGGCGTATGGGGGTCTAGCATTATGGCGGCGGTGCTGTCTGCTTTGCGTATTTTGGGCGATGCTCATTCTAAAAAGTGGCAGCGCCTGGCGATTGAGGTTCCAGCAGCTGGCTGTATCGCAACAGCGGTTGCGCTCAGTCTGGCTGAGTTTGGAGTCGGCCACGGCACAGCAACGCTGGTCGGTGCAATGATCGGACACCTTGGCACAGACTACGTGCGCGAAGTGGCGCGAAAGGTGGTCAATAAGAGGATGGATAAATGACGTTTGACACGGCAGTTGAGTTAATCCTGAAGCACGAAGGGGGCTGGGTTAAGGACGAAAACGACCCCGGCGGCGAAACTAATTTCGGGATCAGCAAACGTGCTTACCCTGATCTCAACATCAAGGAGCTAACCCGCGATGATGCCAAGCGAATCTATAAACGCGATTATTGGGATGCAATCCGAGCTGATGAAATGCCAGAGCAGGTTGCTGTCGCAGTGTTTGACATGGCCGTTAACGCTGGTGTGCGCACAGCAATCCGCCTACTACAGCGCGTTGTGCGCGTCACAGATGACGGCATTATCGGGCCGGTCACGCTCGCAGCGGTCAACAGCGCTGAACCCGATGAGATCGCTGTACGCTATGCTGCCGAGAGGCTGATGCACTACGCGGCGATACCAGGCTGGCAGCGGTATGGGCGGGGCTGGGCGCGGAGGGTGATTGAAACGACACTGGAGGGATTGAAATGAAAACACTAATCGCCGCATGTGTGATGGCTGTCACACTTCAGGGATGTACCGTGCTTGACGCAGCCAACTACGCTGTAAGCCGTTACTGCTCGGTTCCGAATCCGGCGCGCATGGCGAACCGTGAGGCGGTGGCATTGGCAGTTGCGCCGAACCGCATTGAAATTGAGTGTGCCCGCGATGCCGTTTCTGAATGAGATGATCTCAACGCCAACGACCGGCAAGTTGTGGCGGTTGGTTGAGCCGCTCCGGTATCAGACCAATGGCGGGCGGATTATTGAGATACCGGCTGGTTTTGAATGTGATCTCGCATCAATACCAGGTCCGGCTCGTTGGCTGTTTCCTGTCAACGGGGATTGGACCGAGGCGGCTGTGATGCATGACTGGCTGTACTCAGAAGAGGTCGGCACGCGCAAGGATGCGGACCTGCTGTTCCTTGAGGCTATGGAGTCGCTCGGTGTGAGCTGGTGGCGACGGCGTACGATGTACGCAGCGGTGCGGGCAGGCGGCTGGCTGTACTGGTAAAAAAGCCCCTTAGCGGGGCTAAACCGAAGACCACAAAACCTAGGATCGGTTTATGTGGTTAGATGGTATCTGACACCATCCTGATACGCTCGGCGGGAGCGTATGTGGATGGATCAGAGCTTGCAGGCACCACCGGCGCAGTCATTGAGGTCAATGCCTTCGAGTTCTTCGGCTTGTTCTTGCCAAGCCTTCAAAGTTTCGTACATATCATCGTCATGTTGAAATGTACCGCGATCTTCTGAGTAGCATGTAAACCACTCCATCAGAATCTCGATCTCGGTTTTGCTCAACTCAACCTGCATCCCGCACCTCCGCGATATTGTCCTCTGGGATTTGATTGCCGCACAGGTCGGCATGGTCAACGTGGTCAGGCCAGTGGCGCTTAACGCCGTCAATGATCTGGCCATCAGTTGTGTAGATGGTTACACGTTCGGTTTTCATAACATCCTCTCCGTTTCTTCCTCGACCGGCTCGCTGAACATGTCGTCTTGCTCGCCAGTGCGGCGGTGCAGGTCGCGCATAGCGTCCGCGATTCGGTTGTCCAGATATTCAGATTGCATGATCTCGTTGAATTCTTGATGCCATTGCATGAGTTGTATGGTGTCCATTATTCGTCCTCCTGTTTACGGTATTTTGCGCGGTATAGTTGTCTAGCCATGTGCTGACAAGCTATACCAGCCATTGATCCATTATCTACGGGAGCAAACTTCATCATCTCCTCAACCGCCTTGTCTTCTTCGGAGCGGATTGGGCGGAACTTACGCGGATCTAGCGGCGTGTACTGTTCGTTGTCTTTGCCGGACTGAACAAACAGGATGCCTCGTCTGCCGATGGCAGTGATCTCGACAGTGTGCCAGTTGCCTGTTGCGTCGATGTACTCACAATCACAACCTACAGGTGGCAATCCATCCTCCGGTCCTCGCCAGACCTTTTCGGTGGCGTCACCGTAATGGCTGCCGAACATTTCGAGGGCTTCATCGATATAGTTCCCGGCCATTTTCCCGGCGTCGGGAATATGATCGACCTTTTCGGTGGGTTCAACGGAATGGTTCTCAGGTCTACGCTCCAGTGTGTCGCGCCAGTCACAGAGGACTTCACTTTTACCATATTTTTCCCTGTAGCAAGGATTGACATCCCAGCAGCCATCACCATGATATGGCTTGTTATCAAAACTGTACCACTCGCCGTCTTCGTCTTGTGCGATCCATTCGCCAACTACATTATCCCAACTCGGCTTCCCGCTTAGCTCATCATGTGCGGCTTGCCATTGGTCGCGGGAAAAAGACTTACCGAATACTGTGCCGCAGTCCCATGAAACCGTAGGCCCATTCCCCCAGTTACTAACTGTGGCATAAACACAACGCTCTGGCCACTCATGCACATTCTCAGCCAACCACTTCAGGTCTTCATTCATCACACTTCCTCCGTAAACCGGTTATGTGTATCCCGCATCACTCGCAGCGTGTTATCAGTAACGCACGCATGGTGGCACATATCATCCAATGCGCGGGCGATCAGGTTCACCAGTTGCGCCTTATCGTTGCGCTCGACTGTCAGTGCAGCCTGGTACTCACTCAGCGCCTGTTGCTGCTCTTCCATGATGCGCTTGTTTCCTTTGATTGGTGTTAGCATGTCCGTGCCTCCGTTTTTGTTTGTGTGGTCATTCTGGATCACTTGGTACCACCTGACCAGCCTTTACACGATTGTTTGTTACTATCGGCTGCTGGCCTTCTGATAGCTTCCACGGTATCCACGTGTGGCAATCTGGGCAAAACTTCAGGTTTAGGGTGGACAACCGGACTAGGTCGCGGTTGCTGCAGTTTGGGCATATCTTGGTTGTCATACAGCCACCGGCGCAGGTATTGCAGGATGCGGATCATACAGCAATACGGTGAAGTCATCCGGCGTTAGATCCTCCCAGTGCTTTTTCGTTGCACCTGGTGCCCAGGCAAACTCCGGCAGTTGTCGCGGTTCGCGCTTGAGCATGGTTCGTGCTTGCTCAAAATGGTTGTGGTACAGATGCAGATCCCCGAACGTATGCACGAACTCCCCCGCGGTCAGATTGCACTCATTTGCGATGATGTGCGTCAGCAGCGCATAGGATGCGATATTGAACGGCACACCGAGGAATATATCGGCACTGCGCTGGTACAGCTGGCAGTCTAGGTGTTTGCCGTCGCGGACGTAGAACTGGAACAGCGTGTGGCAGGGGGCGAGTGCCTGCAAGCCATATGTCGCACTCTGACTCGGGAGTAGACCATCTATTGGCAAATCAGTAGCGTTCCACGCGCTTACAATCAGCCTCCGACTATCAGGGTTGTGCTTGATTTCATTAATAACGCCTTGAATCTGGTCTATACTGCGGCCATCCCATCCCGCCCAGCTGCGCCACTGAGCGCCATAGATCGGCCCCAGGTCACCATTCGGAGCAGTCCACTCAGCCCAGATCGTTTTATCTGGATCGCAGCCAGACAGCCGCGCCAGATCGTTGTTGTTAGTGCTACCGGACAAGAACCATATCAGCTCTGCGGCAACTAGCCGGAACGGAACGCGCTTGGTAGTCACCAGCGGGAAGCCGTCGCGTAGATTAAACCGAATTTGGCGGCCAAACACTGAGCGCGTGCCGGTACCGGTGCGGTCGCCACGGTCGTGACCGTTTTCGAGTACGTCGCGTACAAGGTCGAGGTATTGTTTCACAGCATCCACTCCTCTCCAGACCAGTCTGGCGCTTGATAACTGACCGACTTCAACAGCTTGCCGCGCGGGTAGCTGGGGTGGTCGCAGGCAGACCGGCAGGCATACAGGCCATCACTGACTTCGGTGAAGTCAACAGCAACGCCGAGGTCGTTGTATTTCAGGATGGTGGCGTCAAGCTCTTGAATAGTGCACAGCTTGCTCATGTTGGAGCGGTGGACGATTTCGAAGGCGGCGTCAAGGTTGATGCCAGCCCAGTACGCAGACTCCATGATATGACCAATGCGATGCCTGTATTCGGCATCACTTGTCAGGCCGTCAGCGCGTTTGCCTGCAACAACAACCACGCTATCAGCCAGGGCATCCGCAAGCTCTGCCAGCTCCTCACAGATCAACTTGTCATGCAGCTCTTCCGGCTGACCGTTGATGCCGGTCAGGTTGCGGAATTCTTTTACTTTTTCTAGGTAGTTCATGCTCTAACTCCGAAAGGGTTTTTTGATACTGCTTTACCGTTACCAAGTTTTTTCCACGCCGGTGACTCATGACCACGGCTACCAACAAACGGCAGGGTTTCGATATTATCCAGCAATTCATGGTCCGGCAAATCGCGAAACCGCATCAGTATGATGTAATAGGCTGGATCGCCCGACATGACACTTGGTTTATCAAGCTCTGATTGCAGCACTCGCTTGATCGCCTTGATGCGGTAGCGCCTCTTGGCGTCTTGCTGCATGAACCGGTCACTCATTGCGGTTACATATTGGTTCAGGTCTGGTTGCATGAGCATTTCCAGACCAGCGATTGTCATTGCGTTTGTGACTGTTGCCACTGCTCGGTTTGTTGCATTTGTGTTGGTGGTCATATCCTTAACTCCTGACCGTTCCATTTACTACCCATTACTATGCGGCTCAGATCGCCACACAACAACATATCCGCCACATTTGCAGTGGGTGGCCGTGTCTTCTTGCGCGTCTCGCACGCCTCACGTCTGATAGCGTTGTCGCGCTCACGAGTGTTGATACCCTCCAGCTTGGCGAGCTTGGTAGCATTGTCCTTGCTGATCTTGTACTTCTTCGCCAGGTTGCCGAGCGTTTCCTTGGTTTCCTTCAAATCACGCAAAAAGGCGGCTTCAGCACGGCGGCGCTCATGGTTTTTAACAGATGCGATCTGGTGCATTCTGCGGCCACGGTTGCGCATACTGATGCCGTACTCTTCGGCGGTCTGTTCGATCACGTCGTAACCTACCTCGTGATTGGCCTTGATTGCAGCGATAGACAGTTTGAACTGGCGCAGATCGGCAGCGATGGCATCACCCTTTTCTATGACAACCTCGTGGATCGGTTTACGCTTGCTCATCAATAACAACTCCAACTCGCTCAATGATGTTGTTGCGGCGCTCAACTGCAACGCGGCGAATAGCTGCACGGTATAGTTCAACTTCATCACTAGTACCGGAGCCCATAAGTTTTTCAGGGCATGGTGAATCTGCTAATTCATGCGCACGGTTTGCAGCTTTTGCTAGTTTCATGAATTCTGACATTTTCATTTTTATTCTCCTCGGGCTTTGGCTAGGACTGCATCAATCTCCTCTAGCAGATCCTCGCTGCATGAGTAATCATCACCAGCAGCATGTCTTGCTCGTGATAACATCGCATACAACTCAGGCGCGACTGCGATTAGGCTGGCGTTGGCTTCAACTGGCGAATAAATGTCAGCGACCAAGCTCACAAGATTCTCACTCCAGATATCACCGGCAGGACATACAACCCACGGACCCGGCGTCCATTTCGTTTCGTTGCTCATAACTTATGCTCCCTAATCCATTGCTCAATTTCGTCCAACTCGAAGCGAACCGGCGCGTTATCGCCTTCGCCTAGCTTGATGGCGCGGGGGAAGCTGTCATCCTCTCGGACAAGCTTGTAAATCTTTGATCGGCTGAAGCCGAGCATCTGACCGGCTTCGGTCACGGTTAGCAGTTTCATTCGCAGCTCCTCACATGCGTTTCACAGTTAATGCCGGTTCGGGCCTCGACATAGTCCATGTGTGCGCTCAGGCCGTACATGACCAGTGCGATAATGGCGAGACCGGCGAAGGCGAGGCGGTTCATAGTCTTATCACTCATGACTCAACCCCTCCAACTGATTAGCAGCTTGCTCAAACGCAGCGGCAATCTCGCGCAGCACTTCGGGATGATGTGCGAATACAATCGCTTGGCTCTCGCCGCTGCTGATAGTCACGCTGGCAAACGCCTGCATATCGTCTTTTGCAGGGCTGGAAAACCAGCTCGCGTGTTTTGGATCGTGTACGTGGGCTTGGATGGTCATTGCTTAAGCCTCCCAAGGAAAAGCTGCTACAAATTCATCGCGGTCAACTTCCATCATACAGGTGGGAACTGACTCACACTTAAATGAATCGTCATAATCGGCACTTGCAAACCACCAAGTACCATTCAGGAACTCACCAGTGTACGGTACATGGTTGATTGTTTCAATGAAGTAGCATTTCATGATTACTCTCCTAATATCCTATCATCTATCTTGTGGCTTAATTATAACACCCATGGTGTTGTCCTGTCAATCCCCTTTCCTTCTTTTTCCCTTGCCCTTCCTTGGGCTTTCACTTGAATATCTATGTCAGTGGGGACTGTGTGTTTTACGTTTAAGGAAAGTACCTTCTCGTTGCTTCTCTTGGCATTCACACCACCGAATTGATCTTCACAGAAACCAACCCACCCTCTTCAACCAGCTGGGCCAGCACTTCGGCATACTCCCTAATCTTAATCTGGGCTTCTTCTACCTTTCCACTTTTGTAGGTAATAGTGACATTAAACATTGTTTTATCCTCTATCAATCTATTTCGTACCTTTATTATAACACCCATGGTTTTCTCTGTCAATCCCCCGTGTAGCGTTACTTTTTTATAAACCGGAAAAAATTGTCAACGACAGACAATATTCGGAGTTCATTCTACACCTACTACAATTCTACAACACTATCAGAAACACCGTAGGACGGGAGGTTAGGTGTAGAATAAGCTGTAGAACTTGTAAGAGACTACGGTAACATGATAAGATGGTGTTGCCCCCTAGAGGTTGTCTTTAAATGAAAATCTCTGGGTTCTTATAATGGAGAGAATAGATGAAAGAGAAAATAGAGCGGTTTTCCGGCTTGTTTGTCGGGAACCCCAGGTCTTATGGTGTCTTTAATCCGAAAACTGGCAAGATGCATACTGAAAGGAGTGCCATCGGGTTCGAGCAATACAAGAAACACCTTTCCGGGGAGGAAGGTGTGGGAGTGGTTCCCGTATTGGATGATGGAAATTGCTGGTTTGGTGCCATTGATATTGATGCACATGGTGACAGTCCCGATATTGATTTGTTGGAGCTTGAAAAGGCCATTAAGCAGAATGACCTGCCACTGACAATGTGCAGATCCAAGTCGGGTGGTGCACATCTTTACCTGTTCATGACAGACCCCACACCGGCCAAGGTGGTAAGACAAGCACTGGCAAAGTGGGCGGGCCTTGTTGGATATCCAGGGGTTGAAATTTTCCCTAAACAGGACAGCCTGCCGGAGTCCGGTGGTGAGAGGCAGCTTGGGAATTGGCTCAACCTATGTTGCTTTGATGCTGACAGTCCGGATGAACTTAGGTATTGCTTCGAGGGTGGCCAGAAGGTCCCCTTTGCCTATTTCCTTAGCCTTGCTGAATCCAGAAGGGTAAAACCAGCTATTCTAATAGAAAAGACCGACGGGGAGCACGGAGAAGCGCCACCGTGTATCCAGAGGATGTTGGTTGATGGTGTTGGTAGGGGCCACAGGAATGAAGCCCTATATAACCTGGTGATATATTTCAAAAAGGCGTTCCCAGAAACATGGAAGGACAGGGCATTCGATGTAAATGCCAGGATTTTTGAAAAGCCGCTGGCTCACAGTGAGGCGAAACGAACCATCACCAGTGCCAGCCGCCGGGAGTACAGGTACAAGTGCAAGGAAGAGCCGTGCAGGTCTTTATGTAACAGTTCTCTATGTGTTAAGCGCAAGTTTGGGATCACACCGGAGGAGAAAGGTGAACTAGAGCTTGGTAAACCGCCAGAATTCGGGAAGCTTGAAAAGTACACTACCGAACCAGTCAGGTGGGTTTTATATGTAGATGATACACCCGTCACCCTGGCCACACATGAATTGATGGATTATAAAGCTGTTCGTCGTGCTGTTGCTGACAATCTGACAAAAATCATCGCCCCAATGAAAAACGACAAATGGGAAGCCACATTGTGTAGCCTGATGGAGAAGGCAATCATTTTGGAGGCACCGGAGGAGGCGTCCGCATACGGCTTTATTCGTGAGAGGTTATTTGAATTCTTCGGGCGGGCTGATCTATCGTCCGGTGGCGAAGACATAACAGAGCGCAGAGCATTATTGCTTGGGTCACCGGTAGTGCAAAGGGTGGATGGAAAACGTGTAGTGTATTTCAGGGGTTCTGATTTCATTGACTTCCTAAAGAAGAACAGGTCGGAGGAGTTGAAAGGTTCTAACTTGTGGATGGCACTTAGGAAGGTTGGCGTTGAGCATGCCAAGCTGAGGGTTGAGTCATCGGTAATATCAGTGTGGTTCGCACCCCTAAATGACGGGGATGTGATTGACCTGGAGCCGGTACGTGTGGAGCCTGAGTTATGAAAATCACATTAGAGCGCAACAAATTCGTGATAGAATGCGGCTTTGAAGAGAACCAGTTGATTGCGGCACTGCCAATGAAGCGGTTTAATTCAAGGTCTAGGAAGTGGGCGGTTCCGAAGGTCAGGAAAGCATGTGAGTTCATGCTGGAACATCTCCGCAGATACATGGATGAAAAAGCTCTTGTAGTGGCGGAACAGGTTGTCCAATTAAAGCAGGTGCAATACATACCGTTCCCGAAGGATTACAAGTTTAAGACTAAACCATTTTCGCATCAGATGCAGGCACTCAATTACGCTTATGGTTTAGACCGGCACGCATTCTTCATGGAGATGGGCACTGGCAAGACCAAAACTGCCATAGATCTGATGTCCGCACATATTTTGGCGGGTAGATTTGATACTTGGGTGGTGTTCTGCCCGAATTCAATACGTTTTAACTGGATGCACGAAATAGAAATCCACTGCCCACTAGATGTTGGTGTGGTTGTCATTCAATCCGGCAGGAAAGTGAAAGCCCCAGACAAAAAGTTGAAGGTTGTCATTGTCGGCATAGAAAGCATGTCATCAAAGTATAAAGGCGGCAGTGCCTATGATGCCATGCTTGATATCATAGGCGGGGAGAGATATGCCGTTACCTTGGATGAATCGCACCTGTGTAAAAACCCAGATGCAAACAGGGCCAGGAATATCAAGCACATCGCATCATGCGCTGTGGTTGCGAATATCATGACCGGCTCCCCCGTAACTCAGGGACTTTTGGATTTGTACATGCCCTTTGATATACTGGACCCAGATATTCTGGGGTTTGGTAGTTATTTCGCGTTCAAGTCCAGATACGCAATTATGGGTGGTTATGAGAACAGGGAGGTGATTGGGTACCAGAACCAAGATGAATTGATGGACACCATCAAGCCGTTCACCTTCCAATGTAAGAAGGAAGACGTTCTAGACCTCCCGGAGAAGACTTTCAGCGTCCGAACAGTTTCAATGACAAAGGAACAAAAGAAGTTTTATAAGGAGATAGATAAGGAAATGGAGTCCATGATCCACAACGGCACTGAGAGTGTCGAGGTGTTTGTGGATCAGGTGCTGGCCAAATATACGATGCTGCAACAGATATCGGGAGGTTTTATCAACCACGATACTGATGGTGGCCGCAAAACTTCCGTGATAGTCCAACCGGACAAAAACCCCAAGATCATGGAGTTGCTGGAGTTGGTGAGGCAGAATGTAGGTGGTGATGTCATAGTGTGGGCAAAATTCAGGCGGGAGATCGCAGATATCGTGCAGGTGCTGAAGTCTTCGGGTATCGAGTGTGTGGAGTACCACGGTGGTTTGTCTTCGGATGAACGGGAGGAAAGTTTGAAAAGATTCACGTCTGGACCCGCCAAGGTATTCGTTGCCAACCAGCAGACCGGCGGCACTGGTCTTACTTTAAATAACGCTAACCTGGTTATTTACTACAGCAACTCACTTAAGTTGTCCGACAGAATGCAATCCGAGGACCGGTGCCACCGTATTGGTCAGGATAAAAATGTGTTATACGTGGACATAGTGGCGGAGGGGTCAAAGGATGCACACATCATGAATATTCTCAGGAGCAAGATGGACGTTGCCGAATATGTCCGTTCAAAATTATAGTTGACCGAAGCCCCACGGTGTGATACAATTTCCTTATTGGATAGGAGAATAGAATGAACAAAGTTTGGGTGGTTCAGGAGAATAATTACATTGATTATTCCGATGCTGAGCGGTTTGGTGAGGTGAATTTCATTACTCGCGATGAGATTAAGCCGATTCGGGGTTCATTGATTAATGAGTCGATCATGACCCGAATTGACTCCACGCTTGAGCAGTTTGGTGAGGATGATTATTTGGTGCTGACGGGAAACCCCGCTGTGATCGGGTATGCGTTCCACAAAGCCGCCGAGAGATGTGATGTTGTTAATGTCCTGCTATGGGACAAAATTGGCGGTAGGTACCGACCCCTAGAAATGGAGATCCGATAGATGATAGATGCATTCGTCAAGGCAATAAGCCTGGCCGAGGAAAATCTTGGTTCCGCAGTAGAGGGGTTTAACGTAGAATCCCTGGATTTTGATAGTCTGGATTTGGTGCAGTTGGCACAATTCCAGGCCGACATCAAGGAGCTGCATGAGAAGTTGGACAGCCATAAATCCGCCGTTGGCAAGGTTTATGATTACGTCCGCACTCACGCAGTGCCCATGAAGATGGACGAAGAAGGTGTAGAGTCTATCACTGTGCAGGGTGTTGGCAGGGTGTCGTTGACTTCGGACATTTATCTGAAGATCAACAACAAGGAGGCAAGCTTCGAATGGCTGGCGGAAAATGGTCATGAAGATCTTATCTCCGAGACGGTAAATGCGTCGTCATTAAAGGCGCTAATTCGTCGAATGCTCCGGGATGGCATTGAAATCCCAGAAGATGTTTATCAAGTAACTCCGTTTTCACGTGCAACAATAACCAAGCGTTAGTAGAAAGGTGGATAAGATGGCTAAGAATGAAGTGTCAAATGTGAATATGAATGAAACAATGCCAGCATTCCTGCAGGAAAAGATGCAGGATAATCGTGGATCTGAAGAGGTCGGTTCTGATGATTTGGTGATTCCTCGAATTGAATTGGTTCAGTCCCTGTCCGCATGCCGGAAGAAGACAGACCCCGCATATATTGATGGTGCTCAAGAGGGCATGCTGTACAACAATGTCACCCGTGAGCTGTACGGCGAGTCAATTAATGTGGTTCCGGTGTTCTTCCGCAAGGAGTACCTTCTGTGGCGTGATACCAAACTCGGTGGTGGTTTCGGCGGTGCGTTCCCAGATGGTGCTAGTGCTGAAGAGGCCCGACAGACACAAGAAGTGCCAGATGAGTGGGAAGTTGTGGACACCAATCAGCATTTCGTGCTGGTACTGAAGGAGGATGGTTCTGTTGAAGAAGCCGTCATGTCCATGGCAAAAACCAAGTCCCGTGTGAGCCGTAACTGGAATAGCCTGGTTCGAATCAATGGTGGGCCGCGATTCTCACGTGTGTACGAGATTTCTGGTGTTGCCGACCAGAACAAGGCTGGCCAGGATTTCTACAATCTGTCCGTGAAGAATGTCGGCTTTGTAACAGAGCAGGTGTTCAAGCATGCCGAGCAAATTTACGACATGGTGAAATCCGGAGGAGCTGCAGTGGACCGCAGTACTGAAGTTACGGAAGACGACAGCGAGATGTAAAATTGAGGCGGGGAAACCCGCCTTTTTTATAGGTGATAGAATGAAAGCAGAAGTTATTTACGGTCCTCCGGGTACGGGCAAAACTACCTATTTGGTTAATAGGGTCAAGTCCTATCAACAGGAAAGAGTTGGTGTAGTGTCATTTACAAAAGCGGCGGCAAAAGAGATTGCTGATCGGTGTGGTATACCGGCTGGAAGAGAAATTTCCACACTGCACTCATATGGTTATAGACTGGCAGGACTGTCGAAGGAGCAGGTGATAAACGATTCGTGGCTCCGGGAGTTGACCAAGGTTATAGGCATACAGTTCAGCTCTGTAAATTCCTATGAAATTACGGAAATGACCAAAGGACAGGCATACATGTCATTGTACTCGTTGGCCAGAGCCAAGCTGACAACGGATTATAGGGGTGTTTTCATGGAGTGTCCAGAGGTTGGTGCACTGCACGAATTCATTTATTTTGTTGAGTCGTATGAGTCATTCAAGAAAGCTTATGGCGTTGTGGACTTCTCGGACATGTTGGATCTGGCCGTTGGTGAAGACCCAGAAGTAGACATTTTGGTGGTAGATGAGGCCCAAGATCTCACGCCACAGCAGTGGCGTCTGGTGGAATCGTGGATTCCATTCCTGAAGGAAATAATTATTGCCGGTGATGATGACCAGTCCATATACAAGTGGAATGGTGCAGACCCGTCGGGTATGCCCGATTTCGAGATCAGACATGGTGCCAAAAGGGTCGTCCTCGACCAGTCCTTCCGCATACCATCCTCGGTCCACGACCTTGCTACCGACCTTATATCAAATGTGTCAGACCGAGTGGAAAAAGAGTACCGCCCGAAAGCTGACAAGGGTGTAATTAACAGATATGGGGACATAAGGATGGTTGACACCCCAACCGGTGAAACTATGATATTGGTGCGTAATCACTCTATAAGGGAGGACATAGAAGAATGGTTGGTGTCGCGGGGTGTAGCATATACGGCTGACGGCGGAAAGCCAGCGCCTTTGTCATCTAGGCAAGCCAATGCCGTTCGCGTTTGGTGTAAATACCAGCAGAATATGGCCAATACCGGGCTGGATATGCTCAGCGACAAGGAGTGGAATGCCCTGGAACGGGCTGTGAAACCGGTTTATAGGGACAAGGTAAAAAGAAGGGTGGAAATCAAGAAGAGTTGGGAACAGGTACTGGACCTCAAGCCCGACCTCATTTCATACCTGAAGAGGATTTTTGAATCCCACGGTTGCCTACCGAAATCTACAGATGTTAGAATATGTACCATCCATGCATCCAAGGGTAAAGAGGCAAACAGAATTATCTTGGTTAATGGTATGGGACAAAGAACATATGAATCGAAAGAACGCGATTCCGAGATCCGCACATTTTACGTTGCCGTAACCAGGGCCAAGGAGCGTTTGGACATTGTTATGGGGTCAAATCCTTTGAGGGAGCTAATATGAACTTTCCAGATTTGTCAATTTTTGATGTTGTAGCAATAGACACAGAGACAACAGGGGTTAACTGGTTAGAACACAGAGTTTTCGGGGTTTCGGTAGCAACCCCCATAAAGAGTTATTATTGGGACACAAGAAAGAACCCAGAAGTTTTAACGTGGTTAAAAGAACAAACAACCAAACCTTCGAAAACAAAGTTCGTTGGGCACAACTTAAAATTCGACCTTCACATGTTGAAGAACGAAGGAATCAACTTCAATTTGGCTAAATGTGAAGACACCATGATCAGGGCGGCTTTGATAAATGAACACCTCCACAGTTACAGCTTGGACTCCCTGGCTAAGAAATATCTAGGCAAAAACAAAGTTGATGATATCTACGAGAAGTTGGCGGCATTGTTTGGTGGAAGGGTAACACGAAACGCACAAATGCCAAATCTGCACAGGGCACCGCCGTCACTGGTGGAACCTTATGCCAAGGTCGATGCCGAAATAGCCCTGGAACTGTACCTGTGGCAGGAGAAAGAGATCGAGCGCCAGCAATTGCACGACGTGTGGAATTTGGAAAGGGAACTGTTCCCACATGTGTTCCGAATGGAGCGACATGGTATCCGGATAGACCACGACAAGGCAGAAATCCAGATGTCTTCACTAACTTCCACCATCGACTTGAATCAAAAACGGC